CTTTCAGGCGCAACAACAGTTACAATACCAGACTCTATAGAAAAATTTTATATATTTGATTGCAGATTAATTACTAATCCAACAAATCTTACTATTAAAACTGCTTCAGGAACTGGTTTTACATTAGACTCTTCAAAGATTTATGCAGCATATGCTGATGGCACAAACTTAAATGAAGTATCCTTAGATACTTTAGGTGGCACAATAGCGACAGCTTCGATTGCTGACGATGCAGTGACCAGTGCAAAAATTGCTGATGACGCAATAGTGAGTGCGGCTATCGCTGACAATGCTGTTTTGACCGTAAACATTTCTAACGCAAATGTAACCACAGCCAAAATAGCGGACGATGCAGTAACAGCTGATAAACTTCAAAGAAAATTTACAATAAGTCAATCTTCCCCATCCGGAGGTAATGATGGAGACATTTGGTTTAAATATTCATAGGAGTTTAAATGGCTAATACCTATGCTAAAGTTTCAGGAACATTTGAAGAAATAGATAACGCATACGGCAAAGTATCAGGTACTTGGCAAGAAGCAGATGAAATATATGCAAAAGTATCTGGTGTTTGGCAATTGGTATTTGCAGCTTTTGAAGCAACTTCATACTCAACATTAAGTTCTGGTTCAGGAACTTTTACAGTACCACAAGGTGCTAATGCACTTCATATTGAAGCGGCAGTTGGAGGTGGAGGCGGTGGAGTCAGAGGAGCTGATTATGACAAAGCAGGTGGTGAATCTGCTGGTGGGGCAGGCGGATCTGGTGCTTTTGTATCTGATCAAATTTATTCTGTAACAGAGGGTGAAACCATATCTTATTCGATAGGTTCAGCTGGTAATGCTGGTAACAGTGGAAGTTCATTTACAGGTGGAGGAAACGGTTCAGGTGGAGGAAACACTACACTATCTGGTTCAACAACAGGATCAATATTCACATTAACTGGAGGAGGTGCAGCATCTTACAGTGGTGGAGGAGTACAAGGCCCTTTGAGATCTAACACAGCAGGTTCTGCAGGTTCAGCTACAATATCAGCAACACTAATCACCTCAGGTAATTTTAGAGATAGTGACGGAACTTCTAAAGCAGTAACAACAAATACATCTGGTCCAGTAGGTTCTTTCAACCAATCTGGTAATGGAGCAGTAGGTGGTAATAAAGGAAACTGTGGTGGAGACAACTGTAGAATAGGTGGATCTGATGGTGCTGATTCTTATTCAGGAAATATTTCAGGGGGAACCGGAGGATCATCGTCAGGTTCTGGTTCTAATGGTGTTGCAGGAACTAGAGGATCTGGAGGTGGAGGAGGTTCTGCTCAAGTATCAGGTAGTCCAGGATCTACTAGTGGAGCCAACGGTGGAGCCGGAGAAGTTAAGTATAGATTTTTACGAGTACAATAGTATAGTGCCTTATGGCAAATATATCTAAATGGTTTGGTTATCCTGTATACATAACTAAACTAGAAAACTTTGAAGATATTAATAAAAAAATTGTCCCTATAATATTAAGAGATATTACTCCAACCAATTCTCAATACTCACGAACCACGGACGTAAAGCCAAAAGAATTACAATCTATTGATGATAATTTACACAAAGATAAAAGATTTAAAGAATTGTACAATGAATTATCTAAAGTAATACAGGGTTGTTTATCTGCACAAAAATATAATCTAGATTTGTTTGAAGTTTATATTACAAAATCTTGGGCTACCTTATCTACCAAAGAACAACATATTGCCTATCATAGACACATGAGTAGTCACTTTAGTTTTGTCTATTACCCACAAGCTCATGAACAAGGTAATCTTTTTTTACTTGATGACGATGCACATAAGGTAGGATTAAATATACCAAAAAGAAATCCATATTTTACTGAGTGGGATCATAACAATTATGGTAAAGCTGAATACCCTGCCGAGACAGGTAATGTAGTTATATTTCCCTCTATGATGTTTCATGAAACAGGAAAGAATAAAAAGGATATACCAAGACTCTCTATATCAGGAGATATAATGTTTACCATGAAAGAAGGGGTTAAATCTGAACATAATATACCTTCTCCTTCGACTTGGATGAAGCTATAAAATGTTGTAAAATGGCTTATGCCTTTAAGAAATGTAAGAATAGCCCCAGGTTTTAACAAAGCAGATACTCCTTCAGGAGCAGAGGGTCAATGGATTGATGGTGACTTTGTAAGATTTAGATATGGTCAACCAGAAAAAATAGGTGGTTATACAGCTATCGGACAACAAACTATTTCTGGACCAACACGTGCTCAACACACTTGGACAGATTTAGAAGGTAATAGATATGCAGCACTAGGTACTTCAAAAGCTTTATATATTTATTATGAAGATAAGTTTTATGATATTACTCCTTTAGCGACAGCTTTAACAGGTGCTACTTTTACATCTACAAATGGATCTAATACTGTTACTGTAAATAAAACAAGTCATGCTTTAGATGTCGGAGAATATATAACTTTTACTTCGGTTACTTTACCAGGTGGTGGAGCTACAGGTTTTACTGTAGCTAATTTTCAAGATTTTACTTATGAAGTTTTAACTGTGCCAAATGCAAATACTTTTACAATTCAAATGAAAACAAACGAGTCTGGTTCTGGTATGACTGCAGCAGGATCTACAAGCATTAATCCTTATGAAGAGATAGGACCAACAATACAAACATATGGCTATGGTTGGGGTACTAGTACATGGGGTACAGTTGGTTGGGGTTCTGGAACAACAAGTTCTTCTGTTATACTTGATCCTGGTAGTTGGTCATTAGATAACTTTGGCCAACAGTTAATAGCCACTATTAAAGATGGTAAAACATTTGTGTGGAATCCTGGTGTATCAAATCCATTAGAACAAAGATCAGTAATTATGTCAGGTGCTCCAACAGCATCAAGATTAACAATTACCTCAGATAGAGATAGACACGTTGTTCATTTTGGAACTGAAACAACTATAGGGGATTCTACCACACAAGATCCTATGTTTATTAGATTTAGTGATCAAGAAAATTTTAGTGTTTATCAACCAACTTCAGTAAATACTGCAGGAACATTTAGACTTGATACAGGTAATAAAATTGTAGCTGCCGTATCTGGTAAAGACTATAACTTAATTTTAACTGATCAAGCAGCATATACAATGCAGTTTGTAGGTCCACCATTTACTTTTTCAATAAGACAAGTAGGCTCTAATTGTGGATGTATTGGACAACATGCTACAGTTTATGCTGATGGTAAAGTTTTTTGGATGGGTTCAGGTGGAGGTTTTTTTGTATTTGATGGTACGGTTAAATTACTTCCATCACTTGTTGAAGACTTTGTATTTACAACTACTGGGACAAACGTAGGAATAAATTATTCTTCAAATGAAATTATATATGGATCACATAATTCTTTATTTAATGAAATTGTATGGTTCTATCCAGCAGGTACTCCCGCAGGTAATCCAGCAGTTCAAAATAACAGAGCCGTAGTTTATAATTATGTTGAAAATAGTTGGTCTACTATGACCCTTGCCAGAAGTTCTTATGCAGACGCAAGCACTTATGATGTCCCTTATGCAACAGAATATAGTTCAACGGGAACACCATCTTTTTCAAATTTAAGTGGTGCTACAAATACTTTTGGTGCATCTACTTACTATGCCCATGAAGTGGGTAATAATGAAATAGCTTTGGATGGTACGGAAACAGCTATACCTGCTTTTATTCAATCTGGAGATTTTGATCTTCCTACTGACGGTGATGGAGAGTATTTACTTAGGTTAAGTAGATTTTTACCAGATTTTAAAAATCTTCAAGGTAATGCGGTTGTTACAATTTTTTTAAAAAATTTTCCAATAGATTCTGGATCATCTTCACAACTTGGTCCTTTTACAATTAATGCTAACACACAAAAAATAGACACTAGAGCTAGAGGAAGACTTGCTAATATAAAAATACAAAATACTGCAGTAGATGAAACATGGAGATTTGGAACATTTAGAGCAGATGTTAACCCTGATGGAAGAAGATAATGGCAAAGATAAACGTATATGTACCAGAACCACCACAAGAATATAGTGTTGAAGGATTTAGACAAATAAACCAAGGTCTTGCTACAATTGAAAATCAATTAAATACTTCATATCAACAAGACTTGAAAAACGAACAAGATTCGTTTAATTACTTTATGCAATGACAATAAGATATAAAAGCGAAACATTTGATTTAACAACTACTAACG